CACCATCAATTTTACAACCTACTGCCGCAGTACCAAAGTTTGATACGTTTTGTATATAAGGTGATTTGTTAATAATCCATGTTCTATCATCTGCTGGACCCCAACCTGGATCTAGTGATGTAAATGCGCCTGCTGTTGGACGTTTTGTACCATAAGCATTTGCACTTCCTAACACGCCAGTTAATCCATTTAGTGAACAGTTACGTAAACCACAACCGTTTCTCAAGTAGAACATATCTTCTGTAAGTGAACCTTCAACAGCATTTGAATAAAATCTTGCCGCAAAGTGCGAAGCATAAGTTCCACCGTAAACTAAATCATAAATTACAGCATCGATATAATCTCTTACATCGTCTTTACAACTTGCTACACTGTAAGTGTAACTAGGATATGTTGCTGTAATATAAGCAGTTGCTTCCTCTGCTAAAAATTCTTTGTTTAACAACAACTGTCTAGCCGCATTGTGTACATTCTGATCTGAACTTCTTACGTTACCGTTCCAATATGCAGTACCACCGCTTGTGTACGCTTCGTATCCTGTTCCATCTACACCCACTGTCATTTTATAATCTTCGTAAAGTGCAAAAGTGGTAGTTGTTAATACATCAACATAATACATGCGATCGTTAAGTTCGATCATACCGTTAATATTTTTAATGTTTACTAATGCTCTATCATATAGTCCATGTGCTGTACTTGTTTCAATTACAACTGGATTTGCTTGAGTTGCACTAATAATACTTGCAGTTGTTTGCCCTGTTGTCATTGTAGGTGCTGTAGAGTCTTGTGAGTCATTGCCTGCATAGTAATTAATATAATCAATAACATGTTGTAGTTTTGATACAGCCGCAGTACCTTCAGTTGCTGAACCATAAGGTAATGCTTGTACTTGTGATTGTGTGTTTGTACCAGTTTTTGTAACAGCACTACCTGTAACAATATTACTTAATAGATCTTTTACCCTTGTAATACCTGCTATACTATATTCTACATCTGATCGTTGAGTGTAATCATCTGCTGTGCTTGGTTTGATTCTTGTTGAACGTAATTCATCTCCAACAACAGCAGTGTTAGCCGGTACTCTAATTGGAAGTACTTCTTTATATTCGCCTGTTTTAACAAATACTGTTTTTTGTACTTGTTCTTCTACAGGAATACTAGTATCTACTCCTGCTGTAATAGCATCTGTTACTATTGCAACTAGACTATCAATAATACCCTGTGATTCTGCTTCTTCAACTGTGCTGTTTTTTCTTTGTACAACAGCAGGTGTATAACTGTTTTCAGTTTGATAGTTTGTTGCAGGATCTAAATTACTAATAACTGCGTCAATTACAGTTTTAGCATAGTTAAGTGCCGCAACAGTTTCGTCTTCTTGTCCTGCTACATAACTTCCGCCTGCCTTTGTAAAGTAAGCAAACGCCGCTTTTCTTGATTCTTTATTACCACCATGTGATAAATCCCAAATAATAGCGTCAACCATAATACCTACATCACGGTAACACTTGTCTTTATCGTAACTGAATGATCCAGTAAACGGAGCAATAGTATTTGCTATTTGATAGTCAACCCATTCAACTGCTTCACGTTGAATAAACTGTCTATTTTCTTTTAATAAGTTTGTTGCGTTAGGTCTTAGTACACCTTTTTCAATTGCGTCACAAGCATACCTTACAGATTTAAAAGGTCTGTCTAGTGTTGAACCATAACTTGGATACGTTCCGTCAACACCATCAGGACCAACATAATAAACGTGATCTGTTCTGCCCCAGTATTTCCATGCTGGTAGTCCAGTTGTATCAACTGTTAGTACTTGTCCTTCTTCACCGATTGGTAAACGTGCAGGACCTGCGCCATTGTAAATTAATATATCACCATCTGTTGTTAAGTTAGAACCTTCAGCACCACCTGCTAACAATTTATAGTAGGTACCTGAAACATCTAAGTCAGGACGCTTTTGACCAATTGCTTGATTTGATTGGTGTGCTTGAATTACTACATACGAGTTTACACCGTAGTATACAACATCACCTAGTACATAATCTGTAATGTTCGTCCAGTCACCTTTCCATGCAAAACCTTCATTTAGTCTTGTCCAAAAATCAGTTTCACTTGCAGGATTTTTTGCAACACCTTGATGATCTTGAATACACATATAAGTGTATCCACCTAATCTAACAACATCACCTACTAGATAATCTTGTAAAGTAGAATCATCACCATAGTCGCCTCTAAAGTTATATCCTTTTAAGTACAGTTTCCAATCTGATGCGTTTGCGTATGGTGGGCGACCACTGTGATTGGTTAATGCTATATAAGAATAGCCACCGTAAGTTACAATGTCACCTGGTTGGTATACTGTTCCGTTATTCCAATTATCTTCGTATTCTAATCCTGGCACAAACATCGACCAGTTTGATTCATCTGTTGCAAAACTATTTGTCGCTGTGTGAGCGCCTGTACAAATCCAAATATTTGCACCGTATTTTACAATATCATTTACTCTATATCTTATGCCTGTTTGCCAAGTCTGTCTATATTCAATACCTTTATGAAAGTGTTGCCATTTTGCTTGATCTTCTTCTAATCCGCCTGCTAAGTTAACAGAGGATTTATGTCCTTGAATACAAACATAAATTTGGCCGCCGTATTTTACTAAGTCATTTAATCTATATCTTGTGCTTACTTGCCAGTTGTTTTTCCAATCAAACCCTTCACTAAAAATATTCCATCTATCTGCAACAGAAGCAATAGCAAAACTTACGTCTGCCGCTCCACCGCCACCTAGGCTTGCATCTGGAATACTTAAAGTATCACCTACTCTATAACCACTACCATTATTTGTAATCGATATAGCAAGACCGCCAATGTTGTCAACAACAACATTTACAATTAATCCTGTACCAGTACCACCTGTAGGAACAATATTATTATAGGTTCCTTGTGAACGACTAGCATCTGCATTTGAAATTGAATCAAGTGTAAGTGCTTTACCGTCGTTATCTGATTCTAATCCATCTTCGTCACCTGTAACAGTTGATGCTGATGTATGATCGTCAGTACAAACGTAAACAGTACCACCGTATTTTACAATATCGTTTATTTTGTAACGTGTGCTAACTTCCCAGTCACCTTTATAATCAAAAAATTCTGAGTATGTGTCCCAATCACCTTGGTTAAATTCTAGACCTTTTGTGATTGTATCTGCTGAAGTATGGCCGTTGTTTGCAATATATAAGTAACCACCGTATTTGACAACATCGCCTGCTTTGTAAACAGTGTTGATTGCCCAGTCACCTTTCCATTCAGAGCCGTCTGAAAAGATGTTCCATCTTGGTGTTTGATTTTCTAGGTCAGTATAAAAATCTGCATCCGCAGTGTGTGCCGCAATACAAATGTATACTTTACCACCATACCTTACAACGTCATCTTTAACGTATGCAGTACCAGTAGTCCAGTTGCCTTTCCAGACAAATTTAATTCTTCCTAATAGAAATTCAGCCATGTTTTGCTCCGATATTGTAGTTATTTATTATATTATGCACCATAACCATCTTGATAATCTCCTCCACCTTCGTCAGTACCTCCAAAATCGTCTGATATAGCAACATCTGTGCCAAATGCAAAGAATGCTCTAGCCGCCATATCTCCACCTACTCCGCCTTCAAATGATACTTTTGCTTTCATTTGTATTGTACTACCGTCAGTTGTTTCAAGTCCTTGGCCGCTATCACCTGATGTAATAACACCAGCAGTTACTTTATTAACATTAACACTAGAACCACCACCTGTGATACGTGATTTAACGTATGCCGCTACTGCTTTTTGTGTTGGAACAATGCTATCACTGTTTGCAGTAAACAGTGGGTCAATACTAAATTCTCTAATAACAGCACCTGTACCACCAAGTGTTACACCACCCAATGATAATTCTGACAATCCTGATAAGTCAAACTGATCAGCATTAATAGTAATAATACCTGATGCTTGTTCAACTTCAAATAGTTCACCTACCCTAAAGTTACCATCTTGGTCTGTACTTGAGTAGAACACTCTACCACCGTCACTGAAGTCTGTTTCTTGATTCTGTTTTACAGTATCAGCATCAGCATCAGTGTAACCTTCTAGATATCTTAAAGGATAACGTGTTGAATTTTTATTACCTGTACCAATGTCTAGGAAGTCATGGAATGTTAAACGTACCTGACTATATGATTCACGAATAGTAATTGAAGTGTCATGTGTAGGTGATTCATCAACTCCCATTGTTGGACTAATCTGTATTGTTGCAGAAAGACTTGGCTCTGTTCCAGTAATATTTGTCACTTTAGTTACTAGATAAATTACTCCATCGATACCTGCAACTTGTAAGTTAGCACCAGGTCCTGGTTCTCTAGTTAAATCTGTTACTTTAATTTTGTTACCAACTTGGAAAGAATCAGCAAATCCGTCACCTGTAACACTTGCTGTTGCACTTCTAAATTTAGTACCTCTATTTCTAAATGATGGCTGAGGTAAAACACCGTTAGCAATTCTTAGTTTGACAAAAGGATCTGCTGTTGCAAGTGGATCACTCACTGTCATACTTAGATCGTCTGTTTCTTCAATGGTAATTGTTTGTACACCAGCATCTTCTGAACTTCCATAATACAATGTGCTTGGAGCATCATACTGAACTTCAATTTCAATTGAACGTGTTAGAGTGTCCGCAAAGTCTGCAAGATATCTTGCTCTCGAAACTATGGTTGTTCCTAATCTATAAATCACATTATCTTCATACACTGTTGTTTTTGCCGCATCGCTGTAGAACAAGAACGGATGTGGATTGTCTTCCACTTCACCTTCTACAACTGCACCACCATAGTTTGTTAATGATGTGTCGCTTAGATTATAAACGTATTTTCTACCTTCGGTTAAAGTAAGTTCAGGATTTTCTACACCATCAATAGTATAAACGTCTGCATCATCGTCAGTGTTTCTACCAAATGTAATTACAGCATTGTTTACAGTGTTTGCAAGATCTTGTTCGTATCCTGAACCCGGATCATAAATCCAAAATTCACTTGCTCTTGTATTTCTTACAAACATTCTTGCAAATGGTCTACGTCCTGCTTGAACCACAACAGCATTTACCTCACCGCTACCTTGTAGAGGATTACCACTACCTAATAATACAAACTTATTAGAATTATTAGGAGTACCAATACCGATTGTTGTCCAGTTAGCACTTGTTGGTAATGTTTTTGCTTCCCATAATATACCGTTTTCACTTATTGCAAATTCATTAGTGTTTGGTTTAAATGCTACATAAACACCTTGGCCATAACCTACTGTCCAGTTTCCTGTTGTAGGTAAAACACTAGTTTGCTCATAAAATGTTCCATCGCCTCCGTTAGGATTAATCCATACACTGTCACTTCCTGCAACAGTGCCAATAAAAATATTGTTACCAAATTCTAAACTAGTCATGTTAGACATGTTTGTAGTTTGTTCAAAATTTTCTTCCCAATCAGTGTTACCAGGAGTTTTAGTATAAATTCTCTGTTTACTTGAATCCCAATCTCCCGATACTGCAACAAATTTACCAGCACCATATGCCATTGCTTTAACACCACCGTCATATGATTGATAAGAAGGTAAATTACCTAGTGTCCACGTATTACCACCATCTAAACTTTGGAAATATTCTGGAGATCCATCTGCTGTAACTAGCCATTCACTACGTCCATCAACTCTAACAACAGCATACGAACTATCTGTTTGTACGCCCGAACCTGTGCTGTTGTAGTTTACATAATATAAGTTTGTTCCTACTAGTGAATTTGGTACTGTCCACACAACTTTTCTAGTATTTGCCGCATTAAATCCAGCGGCATAGGCCTGCAAGTCTGAAACCTGTACATTGTTTAAGAAATATTTTACACCTTCTGTAAATTCACTACCACCACCATTTATTCCTTCTGGTGTTGTACTAAAATAAATCGGACATCCTATATTTGATGTGTCATTTTGTTGAAAAGTATATGTGTTACCTTCAACAACAGCAATATCTGGAGCAGTATTTACTGCACTATCAAAGTGGTAAACCGGATTATCGCCTGGTACAGAAATTGTAACTTTAAATGTTTGTTCAATAGTTGGGTTATCACCATATGCAATATGTCTTGTTGTAACTGTAGAACTATCATTTGTTACTTCATAACAAGTCCAGTTTTCACCATCGCTGGATACTGCAACAATACCTTCTCTAGCAACAGCAACAAATTTACCTCCACCGTAGTCGATGTCTTGCCAAGACCATGTTCCTGAATTTTGTGGTACATTTTGTCCGTCGATGTTTCCTGAACTCCACGAAGTTCCATCTGTACTGTAAATAAATTGTGCTGTGCCCGGTGATCCAAAACTACTTTGTGCAACAGCAACATATCTTCCACCGCCATACACAACACTACTATAATCCAATGGTGTGTTAACGTTAATTGATTGCGTTGCAAAAGGTGGCTTGTTAAATTCAACTCTTGGTTCAATTTGATAAAATGCTGTATCACCTAGATTTGCTTCAATTGGTGTACCTGGAATCCAATGATCCCAACCAGATAGTCCGTCACTTTCTCTTAGTACGTATGCAATTTTCGTAGAAGGATCATATGATTGAATATAGCCATATTGACCTTTACCTCTACCCTGTGTAATAAAGATACGTTTGCCATCATATACACCGCTACTATCTTCTACAGTATCTGTTGCACTTAAAATAATTGTTCCGGAAGCAGTTCCACCTTGTGCTTGGCCTGTAGTAATACTAAATCCTCTACCTCCAGGAGTTGTTGAATCACCTGGATCAAGCACACGAACTTGTGATAGTGCTTTGTTTCTAAATTCTTTAAATTCTGCTTCTAGATTAGAACCTGTTCCTGAAAATGCATCAACATCTGCTCGTGTGTAACTTTGACCAGCGTGTGAATAACCAAAGAAATAAATTTGCTCATCTAGATCAGTTAATACATTTGCTATTGATGCTTCGTTGTCTCTGTTGTTTACATTTGCTGTAATTGGGGTTTCTAATAAATCGTAACCTTCTGCAACACTACCAAAGTCACCATAAGAGTTGTTACCGTTTGTTGCACGTATTTTACCACCTGATTCACTCAAATAACCAATATGACAGTAGTATGTAAACACTGATACAAGTTCTGATAAGCCACCGTTAGCAATCCACATACCAATACCACCACTTATAACCTGTGTAAAGTCGTTTGCAACAATAGATCTGTTACCGCCGTTGTGTAATCCACCGTCGACTTTCATACCTACACAGGCTGTACCAAATGTAGATACGTTTTGTACGTATGTTGATTTGTTTGTTACCCAAACTGTTTCGTCAGTTGGTCCTGTTCCAGGATCTAAACTAACAAAACTTGGTCCGCCACCAACTGGTCGTCTTGTTCCGAACTCATTTGGAGATCCTAATGTTCCTACTAGACCTGATAGTGTCATATTTCTAATACCACAACCGTTGCGTACATGGAACATATCTCTACCTTCGTCGCCGGCTCTTGGTTTAATTCTTGTTGAACGTAGTTCGTCACCTACCACAGCAACATTGCTTGGTACTTTTAAAGGTAACTGTTCTTCGAATTCACCTGTTGCAACAAATACAGTTGCTGGTGCTCTAGTTGCTTCGTCTGCAAGAATGTAATCTAATGCATACTTAACAGTTCTAAAAGGATTTTCTTTTGATGCTCCTTTGTCTGGTGCGTCAACACCATTTAAACTTACATAATAATTTTTTGTACTTTTTCCTAATAAATCCCAAGTTGGTGCTTGTCCTAAACTTGAGTCTGCATTTGTCTTAGGTAAACCTTTAAGTACAGTACCTAAGTCGCCGATTGGAACACGTATATTTGAATCTGCACTAAATGATTTAATGTCACCTGGCCTTGCAAGTACGTTTGTTCTAATACCTTGTACATATACTTTCCAATATACCGGAATGTCTTTCCTAGCATCTACATCTGGTCGGCTATCAATTGCATCTGATCTATGGCTTCTAATACACTGATAAGCAGTTCCTGCCCAAAGAGCAACATCACCTAGTTCATATAAGTTAATGCTTGAATCTGTATTAAAGTCGTCCCATGGACCTCTAAAACTTACACCAGGCATTAGTAAGTCCCAATAAGTGCTTCCACTTACTGAAATAACTTGACTACCGCTCATGTTTAAATGATTATAACATGCAAAGTAAAAAGTTGCTGGTGCATCTGGTTCAATTTTAACACGAGTCTGTCTAATAGTTGCCGCATTAAATCCTGCGTTGTAATTTTCTAGTGTGTCAATAATTTGATCGTCTAAAATATAAGTTGTCTGTACACCAACAAACAATTCATTACCGCCATCGCCTGTGTTTAAGAATCCATTTTCTGTATCTGCTGGATAAATTGGATGACCGTCATTTGAAGGGTGAGACTGATCAAATACATAGGTGTTACCTCTAATAAATGTTTGATCAGGATGTAAATTTCCGTCCCAATAATATCTATTACCGGAACCTGGATTACCTACAGTAACTTTAATAGTATCAACTTGACCGTTATCTGGTTTTTCACCTGTATTGTCTGTAACTGCCCAATACAAATAACCATTGTTACGTACAACATCACCTACTTTATAGACTTCAACTGCATTCCAGTCATTTTTAAAATTATACCACTCACTTAAAATTTCCCAATCATTTATTTCTGTGGTTGGGTTTGCCGCAAAATTAAATGTCTTACAGTAGTATGTGTAACCACCGTACATAACAATATCGCCTGGCTGATAGTTTACAGTTTCGTCCCATTGATCTTCATATGCCATTCCAGCAACATACAGTTGCCAGTTTGAAGCATAATCTTTGAATAAAGGATCATCTGTTTCTACATCTGTACCTGTTACAGTATGTGTTTGACTACAAACATAAACTTCTTGACTGTATCTAATTAGATCACCTAGTTTCCACTTAGTAGTATTTGCTACTCCACCCTCGGCGTGTGCAGTTGGTGCTGTCCATGTACCTTTATATTCAATACCAGGAACAACTAGATCCCACCAGCCTTCAGTGTCTAGTTCGTTTTCAAATTCATTAGTTGAAGTATGTTGCGAATTACAACGATATAGATACCCACCGTATCTTACAATATCATTTGGTCTGTAATTTTGGGTTGATTGCCATTCATTCAACCAGTCATCTGATGTAGTAATCTGTTGCCAATTGTTTTGATCACCTGCTAATCCAGCAACATTAGTTCCACTAGTATGTGCTGTTGTACATCTCCAAACAGTGCCTCCGGCTCTTACTACATCACCTACTTGAAATGCAGTTAATCCTGTCCAGTCGCCTTCCCAATGGCTTCCAAAAACGTGTAGTGTCCAATATTGTAGATTTTGACTTAGGCCAAAATCGTTATCAACTAGTGCTTGGTGTCCTTGCGTACATCTATAGATGTTACCTTCACGCTCAACTAGATCGTTAATATAATATAAATTCGGTGTAATTGTAATTACGTCATTACCATTCTCATCAGTTCCAGTTACTGATGTACTAGGTTGCCAAGAACCTCTCCAACTGTAACCTTCTGACATCAATTCCCATTTAGTTGTTGATGCAGTTCCTGATATTGTTAAACTTTGTACTACTCCTGGAACAACTAGATTGTTTTGTGTAACATTATCAACTGTTGCAACAGTTACTATTGCATCATTAACTCCTCTAACACCACCTAATTGATCACCTGGAACTTTAAAATACTCTTTGGATACATAGTTTCTGCCACCATCTGTTAAGGTAACTGTATACTTGTCGCCGGTTCTTAAAATTTGGAATTGTATTCCAGTACCGTCAACGGTAGTATTTTCTCCGCCTGCAACAGCACTAAAGTCAAATGCCGCGTTAATATTATCTGAAGCACTGTATGGCGCTGGATATGTAAAATCATATAGGAAATCAAAGTAAAAATCTTCGTTAGATGTGTGTGCTCGTGTACAATAATAAACATTACCATTTACAGTTACAATATCATCTAGTGCATAAGCCACACCAGAAGTCCAATCATTTCTGTATTTGTATGTAAATCTATCTAGTTTAAATTGTGCCATTTTTTACTTCACCTGTATTTAACTGTAATCGTATGGTTCATTTACTCTTGCGACTAAGTTCCCATCCTCGTTGATATAATAATTAATTTTTTGGTAGTCCCATCTATACTGTTCATACTTTAGGTTTTCATAAACCTTTTCATGGTTTACATCTCTACCTTCAAAAAAGTCCTGTCCAATATCAAAATCATTGTAGTTCTGTGTAATATCACCCGGAACGTTAATTTCAATTTGATCATTAGGGTTAAGTTGATCAACCGTTGCAAGATAGATCGAGCCGTCATCTTGTTTTCTTAAACCATAGAAATAACGTGTTCCCATGCCTTGAATAATTTGGTCTATACTGCTTCCTACGTATGTACTCATCTTGTCCCCCTATTACGTTTGTTCAACATAACTTATAATTGCATCTACACTGTCAGGATAACTTGAAGATACCTGTAAAGTGTGTGCTTCGTCTAGTATTAATTTTTCACCACCATTCATTGCTCTTAGTGTTCCATTTGGTGGAATAGGAACATCTTTAACATAATTTGCTGTTACACTAGTTTCGTCTTTGATAAAAACATTGCCAAGTACTGTGCTGTCCTTAATATTAGACATCGAAATACCTAACACAATAACTTTTCTATTCTGTGCAACAGTAAACACATCAATAGGTAATCTTCCTACGTCTTTAATAATTCTATTTTTAAAAATACTTGCCATTTTCTTATCCTAATATCAATGCATTAATGAATGATAAATCTTCTGCTTCGCCAAAAGTAATACCACCCTGTTGTCCAACTACTGATGCCCAAACACTACCATTCCAGACTTCTAAACGCTCTTCTTCAGTGTTGTATCTTGTTAAACCAACTACTGCACTTACTGGTCTAGCATTCGTGTCACCGCTTGGAAATTTAATACCGTAAGTACCGTTGAAATCAACGTATCCTTCGCCTGTAATAGCAACATTCAATGCACCATTGTTTGCAGTATTAGTTATCGTATTTGTTGTCTGATCTATTTCTAGATCTCCAATAATCACTTTACCTGCACCATTAGGTGTAAGTGTTAAATCAGCGTCTGTACCTTCTGTACTGATAGTATTTACGTGTATTCTATCAGTGTTAAATCTTGTAGGACTTAAATCAGCAGTTAGTACACTACCATTATAAAATCTAAATGTATCGTCATCATTACCTTGTGTTAACTCTGCTGTAATATATGTGTCTAAATCTTGGTCAACAACACCACTAACACTACCACCAACAGCATTCCAGAAACCGTTAGCATACAATTCAAATACATTTGAACTTGTATTATATCTAAACATACCATTTACAGGTGTTGCTGGTCTTTGTGCAGTTGTACCTGCTGGTAACTTAATAGCATCGTCACTGTTAAAATCAACGTAACCGTCGCCATCGGCAAAAATTTCTAAATTAGTATCGTTTCTAAATGTCTGTACGGAGTTGTTAATTAGTTTAACTTCGTCTGATATAAATGAAGTAGTTTGTAATCCGTCTGCATCAACATAAGCAATAGTTGATCCAGCAACTTGAAAATTAATTGTATCTTCATCAGCACCAAATGCACTTTCAACAGTAACTTTTGTATCATTATCTGTATCACGTAATTGAATAAAACCACCAGTGATATTTAAGTTACCATCAATTACAACATTGTTTCCACCATCTGGATTAAGAGTTAAATCTCCTGATGTTGTAATAATTTGGTTACCACTGATTCTAATGTTACCAGTTTCTAATCTACTAGGATCTACAATAGTAGTACTTCCACCATCTGTAAATGTAAGTCCACTTAATGAACTAATATCAAAACTCTGTGCTTCAAATGTTACGTTACCTGTTTCTTGATCAACAGTAAATGCATTACCAACCCTAAAGTCACCGCTTTGGTCGATTGAACTAAACAGCACTTTACCGTTGTTAGTTTGTGTAATTTCGTTCGCTTGTATAACTTTTGATACGTCATTTTCAAGTGCTTTACCTACACCCATGTATCCAAAGTTATGATTAATAAGTCTTAGTAGTACACCGTCACCGTCTGCAATAACGCCTTGGTTACCATAAACGTTTGCTGAACCAATTGCTCTTAATTCTGCACCAAACTGTTTTAGATCAATAAATGCAATACCTGTTGCAGTACCACCACTTGAACTTTCAATATCAAGTGCAACTTCAACATCTTCTGTAACAGTTGTACTTGCATTTGTTCCGTTAAAGTGTGTTAAAAATACTGTTGTAGGATCTCCAACAAACTCTGCTGTAGGTGTTGTATATGATCCTAGGTATCTTGGTAAACCATTTGTTACTCTTACTTCATCAATATAACCTGTAAACAAGTTTGTGTTATCGTATTCTCCACCAATGTACAACGGTCTTGCTGTACCATAGTTGTTTGAGTCTGAATATGTTGATCCGTCTTGAGATCCGTTAATGAATAATTTTGTTCCGTCACTTGATCTTGCAACAGCAATATGATAAAATGTATTTGCTAATAGTGTATCTGTACCTGTAATAATATCACTACCTGCAACAGAAACTTTTACATTTGCTCCGTCGGCATAAACTGCTATTGCAGTTGTACTTGCATCATCTCTCATATCAAAAAGATATTTTGTGCCTGTTACATCATCAAATCTAAAAAATCCTTCAACTGTAAAGTTTCCATCACCAAATCCAAAATCGCTAGTACTTGCGATACTTGCATAATCTCCTGTACCATCTAGGTATAAACTTGCTGTACCAAATTTCTTTTGTGCTGTGCTTAATTGGCTGTTACCTGAAAGTGATATTGTTTTTGATTCTCTATCAAGATTGGTTACCCAACCAGTTGTTTTTCCATCAAATGTTAATCTTAATCTACCATCAACTATTTCTTTTGCTTCAATAGTTCCTTGTGCAAGTACTGTAGAGCCATCTTCTGATGTTAGTGTTACTGTGTCAGCAACGTTAAATGTTCCTACTTGGTTTGTAAGATCAACAATAGTTTTTCCATCGCCGCCTCTACCAGCACTACCTGATTCTCCAACAATGCCTTTATCTGCAAAGTAAATGAAACTGTTTAACCATTCACATCTTGCACCATTAGTCATATATAAACCAATTGAGTTTGGTACAAAGAAAGTTGAATCATTAAACAACATTGCCGCTTCGATTGAACTTGAAGTTACTAAACTACCATCAATTTTAGCACCGCGGCCTGCGTTACCTGAGTCAAATCCATATGGATCACTTGCACTTGTTACTGTACCTTTGTTTAATACAGTTACGTTAATAATATAAGGTGATTGTAATGGAACTGTAATTCCTGCAGGATTGAATGTAAATGCGTACCCGGTGTCATTACCGCTGTCATAAAACATGTCTTTAATTGTCAAATGCTGTACTGTGGTTGCACTGTTTAAGTGAAAACAGTCTTTGGTATTTGTTCCTGCTGTAGGTTTAACAACTGTTGCTCTTAGTCCTTCACCGCCTACAGTAACACCTGCAGGTACTACTAGCGGAAATGCTTCAGTGTATGTTCCTGCACTAACTTTAATATTGTCACCTGATGTAGCAACACTTAGAGCATGTTTTATTGTAGCAAAAGCACTATCAACACTTGTACCTTCTTCTGTGTCGTCACCGTTAACTGTAACGTGATATGTATTTCCTGCTTCATTTAAAAGCAAGTTTTCAATTCTTACTTTACCTGTTCCGTTAGCACGAATAGTTAAATCTGCATTACTGTCAATAGTTTCGATCAAACTATCAGTAATTTGAATATTGTCAATATTTGCTTGTCTAGAGTTTAGTGTTTTCCAACGTTTGCTAGGAGTACCTAGTGTGTAAATTTGATCAGCGTCTGGAATAATATTTGAAACAACGTCTGCTTTAAAATTAACAGTGTCAGTATCAGCATCACCTAAATTAATATTTCCACCAGCAGTAATATTGCCAGTTGCATATAAATTTCCTGTGACGTTTGTGTTTCCTAATAGTTCAATAGTACCTGTACCGTTAGGAGCAAGTTCAATTGATGCATTTGAATCTATTGTGCTGATTGTGTTGTCGTTCATTTCTAATGAATCGACTTGAATTCTTGAATGATAAATTACAGGATCACCACCACTAGGTGTTAATTCAATAGTACCTAGTGTACTACTAATTGTGTTTCCTTGAAAAGTTAAATTACCTGTTGTTGCTGAATTTGTAGCAATCCAGTCTGTTGTTTGTACTGTACCGTTTACATCTAGTTCATAGGAAGGATTGGTCTTTTTTACGCCAATGCGACCATTGTTAACATCCAAATATAATAAATCCGTTTCAAATGCTAAATCCACTCCATTACGAAGCAGGTTTGCCTTTAACAACGGACCCGAAATACGACCGACGGCCATTGTGTTCTCCTATAAACCGGGCATCCTGTGCCTCTAACCACCTTACATAGCGGGTTAACCACTGTTTGTCCTGCAAACCTAAACGGTCAAGTCTGCATTAATAGTATTTAGTCTTAATTGGAAAAACCGTAAGTTAGTAGTTAAAAATTAACCTACAATGCTACCGTCGAAGCCGTGTATAACGGTGACGTCTTTGCCTAAAGGAACTGGAGAATCAAATTTAATATATTTGTCTCCGTTGTTGTCTACTGTCATTGTGTAGTTTACCCCTGCAATCTGCACAACGTTTTCAACAAGTACAAGTACATTCTCAGCCGCCGCTGGTTTAGGATCTAATGTACCGAACTGTGTTTCTGAAGCATCACCTGTACCTAAGTTTTGTACAACAATGTTACCAGGACGATCTGATCTAATAGTTTCCCATGCATTGTTAATATATGCTTCAATTTCATTTATTTGATTATTGTAACGAATAGTTCCGTTAACAGGTGCACCACTACGTTGGCTTGTATCACCTGTACCTAACTGTAATCCACCAACAGCACCTTGGAAACTTACTGACCCATCAATGTCAACAAACACTGATTTGTCAACTATCATTTTTCTATTAATCTGTTGTTGTTTTACAAAACGCATATTATTACACCGCTATTGTTGAAATCGTAACTGAAATAGTTGCTGGTGACGTAGTCTGTGCAATAACTTTATCTCCAGTTTCAAGAACAAACTTTTCAGTATCCATAATAAAAGTTTCTCCTGCAGGAATTTTTAATTGATGTAAGATTTTGTTTACATCTGTTGCACTTTCACCTGATTTTACAATATGTAAATCAAGAAACGTATCAGCATCAGTCAAGATATTATCACCGGGAATATTATCCGCATCTGCGTAGTTACAAAAAATCATGCTTGTTACAGCATTCTCACCTGATGACGTATACACAGTTGTAAGTGTTGCATCTATAAAACTATTTGCTATTGCCATATCTTTATCCTAAAATATCATGCTCATGAGCATGGCTTTTCTTTTGCTAGTTATCTCTCCGTTAGTAGTGTTATTTACAAAAAAGAGCCCAGTTCCGCCAAACCCTTCTGAATCTTTATACACTTTTAAACGTCCAACAGTACCCGAAGGTGTTGTGCTTACTGTAGGTAGACTTAATATTTCATCTATTACTACTTCTCCTGACCCATTTGCTTGTAAAACTAGTTCATCGTTTGTATTTGTTGGTCTAATAGTAGTATCATCAAATTCTAAACTACCCAAAGTCATAATATCTGATCTAATGTCAATTCTAGTAACATTATCTACTTTTCCAAGCAATCTTGATACTGCATCACCTTCTGATGTATCCTCTGCCTTCATAATAGTGTTACCTGCTTGAATTTGAGGAATATTAATTGTTTGGAATGCTTGATTTACATATCTTACATTTGGAATATCATCATCTTGTAATCCAGTTTCATAGTTTGTTGTGCCTCTAACACTTAGTTTAGCATTAGGTGCATTAGTCCCTAAGAAAACAATATCGTCACCTGTAGTACTGATATGATTAGTTCTAATTGCGGCTAATCCTGCACCAACTTTAAATGTAAAAATACCTTCACCAGTACCGCCGTTTGGTCTAGTGTAACTTAATGTATCGTCCCAAAGTATAGTAGCATTATCAGCAGTACCTCTTTCAATATCAATACCGCTTTGTCCTAGAGATACACCATTACCTGTTTCATTTTTATTAAGGGTAATAATTGCATCTTCAATAGCAAGTTCTTCAGTATCAACAGTTGTAGTAGTACCTTCTACGATTAAATTTCCTGTAACTCTAGTAGTTCCTCTTCTCGTACCTGTATTAAGGGTAACTTCGCCGCCACTAGCAGTTACAATCTTGTAATCACCGGTTAATTTTAATACGTCAACAGCCATTTTTAGTAATTCCTAACACGTTATAGTATTATTTAGTCAAGAGAAAAGGGCAAAGCAAGTTTGCCCTTTCCAGTATAGCAATTAAATTGCTGTCAATACTAATATATTAGCAGTTGAATCGTCTTCAATTGCCCATGTATAACGATTGTCATCAAAGTCAATCATTGTACGGTTTTGTACTTTACGAATATAAACTGCGTTGCCGCCTACAACAAATCCTTGTAATGACATTTCGTTATTACCAAGTGATCCGGTTGCTTTATTAACTAGCGTACAAACACCTTCGTTGCCGCCTACCGCGTCTGGATCATCAGAAACAGTAAATTTAGTTTCTGAACGTTGATTAAGAATAATGCCTAGTGCAGTTGCAGTATTTGCTCCTACTTTTACTGACACTGTTAGTCTTTCTTCGTTAGTTCTGTCTGCGCCGCCCGGGCTAACTTGAGTAGAACCAAAGTATCTTTTGTTTAAGGGACGTCCCATAATTTTCTCCTTTGTTTAATTATTGCCGTTCTAAGGTCTACGCGGTGGATATCCGCATAAGTCCTCATTAAATGAGGCTCCTAAAATGACAATATTATTTAGTCAACCCTACTAAACAAATGTAGTAGATGAGTTTGAGAAAATAGTTTTATTGCATCATTGATCTTTTTAGATTGATCTTTATGCTTTACTAATAAACTATCGCTTGGTCTTCTTCTAATATCTATTTCAATATCTGAAAGTTTACGAACTTCGCTTTGTATACTTGCACAAAACTTAATAATATTAAATCTAAACTCAGGAGCAGTTTTGCCCATCTCTCTAAGTTCTTGCTCAATGGCTTGCCAATCCAGTGATGTTTCTAATTCTTTCATAACTGTATTTAAGCCAAAAAAATAGGGCGACCTAAGCCGCCCTATTTGGATTACGTTATCTTCTATGGATTACGAGAATGATACGTTAGCAGAAGTAATTGATACTCTGCCTAAGTAGTCAGCCGCGTTACCAAGTGAAGATGCACTATTTGTTAATTCTACATAACCGTAACGTGTCATGAAAGAAACAACTGGTTCAAATGTTGCTGGATCTAGTACAACACCTGAAGACATTAGCGGAATGTATGGGCAATAGAATGCCGCCGCATCTGCTTCTGATGAGCCTTTGTAACCAACTAACACTTGGTTGTCATCTTGACCTGAATCAGCAAGATAAGCGTCAACGTAAACTCTCATAGAGTTGTTTAAAGTTCCTACAAATTTAGTATTTGTTGGTCCTTCAAATGTACCTTCTGTAGTTCTTGCGAACGCTGAAGTTGTAGCAGACTGTAGGATAGTCAATGCTTGGTTTGAAACCACTGCAAAGTTACCTGCGCCTCTACGTGTACGCTGAGCGATCTTGTTAGAAGTTCTGTTAATTAGAACTGCTAACGCCGCATGTTCGTCACCAACGAAAGTTGCTGTACCACTTACACCTGCTTGGTTGTAAGTTTCTTCAACTGATGCTAATGAACGAAGTGATTGGATGATCTCTTGGTCGATTTCAGCAGTAATTTCTTGTGCTAAAGCCGCCATAATTTCAGCCTCTACGTCGATGCCTTGTTGTGCTTGTGCATCTTGTGCCGCTTCAAATGTCCAACGTGCAGATAGTTTACGAGTTTTCGCTTCTACTGCTTGTTTTAAGATTTGAATTGACAACTTGTTACCAGGTGTACCTTCTAACGTTGCAGTTGCGTCTGCTTTGTTAGTAGATGCGTTACCTGAATAACCTTCAGCAATTTTGAATGGAGAAAGTGCTTCTTCACCCGCTGTTGCTGTGTCTGCTGTGTCCGCATAACGAACACGTAAAGTGTGGATCTGTGCTACAGGTCCTGTCATTGGTTGTACGCCAACAATCTCATTTGCGATTGTAGTTGGCATTACACGTCTGATTACTGGAAGGATAACTCTGTTAAGAGTTGCTACGTTCCCTGCGGAAGTTGCCCCAGAAGATGCCGCCTCAGCGAGATACTTACGAGTGTTCTCGAGAGTGACGTCCATCACACCTTTTTTCGAACCATTTAGGCCTTCTAAAAGTGCTTCTTTGGTTTCCTGCCAGTTGTTGTTGATATTATCTGACATTTTTTGTCTCTCCTTTTTAGTTTAATCCCGCTAATCTGCGGAGTTCAATTAAGTTTGAATCAGTATCTTCCTTAATTGTGTGTTCTTTGTTGCCTGTTACTTCTACGCCTTCATTTAATGCCTTTTTTACTCTTGGAGCCTTATCTTCCATTACTGCTGGTAGATACTTCTCAAATGCTGAGTGCAACTTGTTTGTTTGCACTGACTCCAGTAATTCAGACATTATTTCTTTTTTGTCTGTGCCTAATGGAGATAGCAACTCATTCATCACTGCAACTCTCTCTGCTTCGTCTTTGGCTTTAGCAATTTCTGCTTCCTTAGACTCTACAAGTGTAGCCTTCTCTGTGACTTGTTTCTTAGCCTCTGCTAATGCTTCTTCTTTCTGAGCAACTACTTTCATTAACTTTGCAGTTTCTGATTTTTCGTTTAAGTAAGAAGAACCATACTCGTTAGCAAATGCTTCGAATATTTTTCTACCGAAGTGGTTTTCTCTTGAAGCCGTGATATCTTCTTTGAGTTGTTTGATTTCTGTTGCTAATTTTTCATTAACAGCAGACTCAACCACTTTAGCGGATTTTTCAACAAACTTAGATTTAAGTTCATTGAATTTTGATTTTGCTTCTTTTACAAGTTTAACCTTGGTTTCTGCAAGATCTTTTTTGTCTTCTGCAAACTCGTTGATTTCTTTTGCGAGTGCTTTCACGACAAAGTCTTCAAGTTTAGCAAAGTTTTCTGTGACTTTTTGACGGTCCTCATTTAACTCTGCAATTTCTTTGGTTAATTGCTTGAGCATAAACTCTTGCAATTTCTCAGAATGTTCGCCGATTTTCTTCTTATATTCAACCCTTGCTTCTGCAAGTGATTTCTTATCTTCAGCAAATTCAGCAACTTCTGATTCCAAACGCTCGGAGACCATGCGATCAATTGCTTCGACCATGTTTGACTTATCATGTTCGTAGCGATTCGCAAATTCTTCACGGAGTTCAGCAGTCACACTATCACGGTGTTCTTTAATCTTTTCGTCCCAAGCACCAGTAATTTGGTCTTTGACCTCTTCACTAATAATACCTGTTTCAAAAAGTTTATTAAAAACATCACTCATCGTGTTTCTCCTATTGTTACTTTAAGCCTTTTATGACTCTTAGCATTGCTTCCTTAAGATGCTTTTGTGCTCTAGCATCTTGTTGTACCTCTGACGCAGTCCTTAACGCACTATAACCACCTTTTGTATTCATAAAATGTTCATAGATTGGTGTTGGATATGCACCCGGGGCACTAGGTTGTGCTACCACGTCAACCGTGATAATTTCGAAATCGCTAACTTCACCATTGGATTCGCTAACATTTCCACTACCCCTACTGGATACACCTAGTTTAACTCCGCTTTCCAGCATTGTTTTAACTAGATTACCCATTGGAGTCGGCAAGACTTTCATCTTGCCAAATCCGTTCGGTCCGTCCATCCACATATCAGTAATCATATGCGATACACGGTCCAAGTTTACTTTCAAATCATCTGGGTGATCTACTTCACCTAGTACAGAATAACCGCCGTGGATTTGATCTTTTAGAGTCTTAACAGCGTTGCCTATTTCGGAAACAGGGTAAACACGCTGATTAGCGTTTTTGACACCACCCTGAATACAGATGCCTTTGAGATAAAGATCCTTGGAATCTCCTTCTCCTTTAGACTCTAGGGTGACCTGTGCTTGGTCAAATGTCAAATTCTCACGTAAGTAAGCCATGTGGCTTTCTCCTTAACAATTATTCAGCACTCTTTGGTGCAGATGCTTTCTTAAAAGAATCCCCAGCGTTTGCACCTGGTTCATTCTCGAAAGATTTCCCCATGTCCTTAGCCGCAGGAGCCTTACCGCCCTTTTCTTCACCACTTTGTGCAATGTTTTTACCATCAGCACCTGAGTCTTTGCCACCTTTCGATGCTACTGGACTCGTAGTGTTATCAGCGCCTTCTGAATTGTTAGGTGCAGAGACTTTTTCTACATACTCACGCATAGTCTCGCCAACGGATTTTTCTTTTTTTGCACCTTCTTCAACTTCTTCACCATCTTCTTCTTTTGCTTCAAATGGTGCTTCCATTGATTCTTCTTCGGCTTCTTCTGATTCTTCATCATCAGCGGCTGGCATATCCATTTCTGGCTCACCTTCTCCGCCTTCTTTGTCGCCCATCATTTCTTCAAACTCTGCTTTTAGTTCGTCTAAAGCGTCTTCTAGGTCAACAACACGGTCTTCAATGTCATCATGTGATTCTTCATGATCATCCATTTCGCCGTCTCCGTCAAAGTCCATGTCGCCTTCAGCGCCAGGTGCTTCAACATCTGAAACCATATCGTCAGCGGCATCGCCACCAACTTCTTCAACTGACTCATCTTCAAAAGACTCGTCTGTTTTTTCTTCTTCTGTATCAGTTGCTTCTTCTACAGCATCTTCTTCATCTTTTTTTGAAGTTTCTTCAACTTCGTCTTCTTTTTCTGATTCATCAGATTCAATTAATCCTTGATAAATCTCTTTTGACTTCTCAACAACGATATCGTGGAATAAAGATTCTGCTTTATCCTTTTCTTCGTTTACGAGAAGGTCTAATAATTGTTCAAACTTTGTATTGTCAGACATCTTATTTCTCCTTCATTTTGTTAATTGGCAAGGCTGTCATAATATATTTACAAAAAAACCAGTTTTACCGGTCCAAATGGTGGTAAAATCGCGGTTTTTTATATCTTTACTTATCAAGACACTCCTCAAATTCTTTATAACTGATAGTTTTATAGTTATTAAAGTTGTTAAAATTGTTAGGATTGTAGTCTTTTTTGCCTACAACACGTACAAATTCACGGTCTGAGTGGTCTCTAAGTATGGTTTCTGTTTGTCTTAGCCAGTTTCCGTAGTATGTTGCTGGTTCATGTGCCTGTTTATAGTTAGGTGTGCCTGCATATATGTTGTTTACTTTACGTCCGCCCTGCAATCCTACATAGTCAAAACCTAAAATATAGATGGTTTGACAGCCATCTAAACAGGCTCTAAGCAGTGCAGTAGGTCCACTGCTCCAGCCTTTGCTTGGACTAAAGTAGTTTAAACCTACATATTCATCGTATGCTTTATTATAATTGGTCCATACTTCTGTTTCAAAATGTGCCCTTGCGGCAACTATTTCATGAACCATTTTAGGATCTACAGCGATAAGTTTGTTGGGCAGAAATTCTCTATACACTGCATTACAGGCATAAACTATTTCTCTATCTTTTAATTTGTTAAGGTCGAACTTCTTTCTAGAGGTTCCATTACCTAATACATACCCAACTCTACGCATGTTTTTATTTACGGAAATAATTTATTAAAGTGTTCCAGCCTGATCCGCTGGTGGTTGACCGTACATAGTTTTTACAAACTCTAGGTCTTTGGCTTGTTCTAATTCTCTAGCCTCTGCTGTTTTACGAATAGTATTAATTTGTCCAAGAGTTAGTCTAGTTTTTCTAGTATCATCTTGTTTGACCACAGAAATATCTCTTTCAGCGTCGTAACGATTGTCATGACTGAAACTATTTCCATCTTTATCAAAATAAAAGAATTCTTTTAACAACATGTTTTTATTTACCTTATATTCCTGTGTCACCGCCACCGCCTGCACCTGGAGTAGGTGTTGCTCCTCCTCCGCCGCCACCTGCTGGTGTAGTGTCTCCGCCTTCTTCTGCTGGAGGTGGTGCATCTGCATCTGGTGTTGCATCACCAAGATTGTCTAGATCACTTTGCATTCCTCCAGGTGTAACACCTGCTCCACGCATCTCAACACCTGCGGCTGGATTAGAAATGTTTTCATCTGTATTTTCTTCACGCCACATAGTTTCGTTTTCTGCCATTTCTTCTGGACTTAATCCTAAGAAACGTTTAAGTGCAAAGCGTTTACTCATATATGGAATTTCTTGTAAAGAAGCAAATGTATTAACACGAGCATTATCCATTTCACTTTGTCTATAAGCGGCAAAGTTTTGTGGTGGTTGGAACATTAGATCAAATAGATCGTTGTCGATGTTTACGCCTTTGGCGTTTAGATACATTTTAAACTCTTTATCAAATACGTGTGCTACAAGACTTTGTAATCTTTCACAGTATTTGTTGAATCTCAGTTCCTGAATATACGCTGTACCAACCCTACCATCATTATATTGTGCGGCAGAATCATCTGCACCTGTTGGTAAGTATGAACTTGGAATACGTAAACCACGGAATAATTTGTTAGTAAAGAATTTTAAGTCGTCAATTTCACCTAAATTAGTACCGCCCGGTAGTGTTTCAACCTTAGAACCTCTACCTTCTGCTGTTTGTGGAAAGAAGTAATCCTCGTTAATAGATAGAGGATTGAAACTAGCATCGATAACATTAGTACCACCACCTGTGCTACTTGGAATACGTCTTTGATGAATTTCATTTTTCACTCTTTCAACAAATCCCATTGCAAGGTGCGTAGGCATGTTACCTACATCAATATAGAACACACGTCTTTCTGGTGCTCTTTGTACACGATATATAATAATCGCGTCTTCTAATAATTCTTTTTGTTTGTAAACTTTAAAAACTGACTCTAACAGTGAATTACCAAACGGAAAGTTTCTGTCTAGTCCTTCACTTAAACTTAAATGTACAAAATGTGCGGCATCAATAGCATATTGATTTAGATTGTTTTCAAAACGTGTGCCTGTTGCACTGTTTACACCGCCAACATAACCACGTCCTAGTGCTCCACCACTTGTTGTGTATTCACTTTGTGATGAAGAACTACTAGCATCAATCTGTGTTACTGATAAATTTTGAAAGTTAGGATTAATATCTCTTACAACATACTGTTCTGGCTCTTTGCCTTCACTTTCATTAACAATAATCTTGTCCATCTTGGACGGATCAACATGCATCCATTTAAATGTTTCAGGATCTCTAACAAAAAATGCATCACCGTATTTGAATACGTTACGAACAATTTTAAAAATACGTCTTTCAAAGTTGTTTAGATCGCACCATTGTTGCAAATACTGTTTTAGAACTTTTGTTTCTGTGCTAGTACCTTGCTTTTTATATGTAATTGTAAACGGTGTTTTGTTTTCTGCATTTTTCTGTGAACAAAATTCTGCAAGAATATCAAGAGCGGCATTTACTTCCGAATCCATATCCATTGTTTCATATTGACCATATCGTTCAATACGATTTGGATGACCTGTGTACACATCTGGCAAATAACTTGAATAGTTAGTACGTGCAGGGCCTGCACCAGTGCCTGGAACAGGACTAGACTGTCCTGATGTGTCTTTAGGTGTGTATTCTTGAAAGTATCTTTTCCAACTCATTACATATTTCTCAATTCATTTAACATTTGTTTATTAATTCTTATTAATTCATCCATCTTACCGCTAGACATAGTATTTACCGATGTGCTAGATTTCGCAGTTGTATTTGATTTTACACTAGATTGTTCCATTTTGTCAAGATCTGCATCAGTCAAATTGGTCATAGATTTTACCAAACCGCGGCCTTGTTCATTAATAGCACCTTGATTTTCTTTTGCATAGGCATCATATTTGGCACCCATCTGTTGTCCTGCTTCTATCATACCTGAAACATTCATTTTTCCATCCGCTGTAAATGCATTGGCTTTTAGATTTGATAAATCACCTTGCATCATGCTTAACATTCCACCGATTGGAGAATTTTTAGGAATAACCGCTTCTTCACCGTGTAGCATTGCTAGTTTGCCTGCACCAAAATTTCCAAATAAACTTCCGTGTCCTAGTGTGCCTTTATTATATAATTTTATTTCTTTTTGATTTTTTGCTAGGTTGTTCAACATTGGATCTGGATTGTTATATTGTTTTTCGATAAACATTCTTAAAGAATTAATTAATAAATCTTGTGCTTGTGCAGGAGTGTCGGCAAGTCCTTCTTCTTGATATTTTTTCATTAAGTTTAATAGTTTTGGATTTTTATTAAACGCATCTGGGTTGGTTGCAAGATCTCTCATCATGGTATTAACTTCTGGCTTTGTTAACCCCATATCTTCTGCACCAAATAATTGGCTAGTATTGTCTTTAATGTCTAATAGATAAGAAGCCATAATCTTAAGTGTTTTTGTTATTGCTGTATCTTCGTCATTTATTTTTAAGCCGGGCATACTTTGATTGTCATCTGATTGTTTTTTCTCGCCTTGGGTTTGTTCTTCGAGTGTTGTTTGTTCTGAGAACATGCCTTTTATTGCATCTCTAAATAATTCCAACACATTGCTAGTTTCTGAAATAATAGTGTTCATTGTTTCATTGTTTTCTAAAAGATCTTCTAGTTCTTCAGCAACTGCTAATCTTAATTCTTGTATTTTCTTATTAATCTTTACTAGTTCTTCTAAATTTTCGGTTTCTTTGCTTCTGCGTTCTGTAAACAGTTTGTCAAGTTCTTCTTGCGACATCTGACCTTTTAGAATAGCACCAAAGATAGATTGGAATGCTCCGTCAAGATCACTACCTGCCATTGAAGCGGCTAACGCAGTCTGTGTCATTCCTCTTCCATACTGATCCTGTAACGTTCTTGTTCTTCCTAGTACATCTCCTAGCATAACCTTGCCAAACTCTTCTGTGCTTTGGGCACTGTTGTTTGCAAATTCTCTATGTTTTCTTAGATCGCCATCTAGACCTTGTACCATAGCACCTATTTGTTGAGCACCTCTGGTCATAGGTTCAAATCCTGCAAGTACTGACATTGCATACTCACGCCCTTGTTCTCCATACATCTGACCATAGGTTGCTACAATCTGATCGTATTTGGCTCTAACCTTAGGATCTTTAATACTCTGCATGAACACATTAAAAATATTATTTGCTCTGGCTTTTTTGATTTGATCTTCTGCTTCGTCGACTTGGTCTCCTGTTAACTCTGCAAGTCTTCTTAAAAATACACTGTAATCTTTTGAACCTTTGGTAAGATTAACATTTTCTTTTCCATACAATCTCATGGCTAAAGAATTTTGATTTAGAAAACTCATAAACTTTTCGTTAGTTTCTTCGAAGTTATATCCAAACATTGCTAACGATTCTGCATTTGCATCAAACGCTTTTCTGCTTTGATCAATAACAAACGCTAGGCCGGCTGGTCCTCCTAAACGTGCAATATCGCCACCCGCGGCTTGTAGATTACCTGTAAACTTTCCTAGGTCAATACCCAGTGCGGCGGCATCTTTGCTTAACGAGTTGAACTGCTTACCTGCATATATTCCCGATGTGGATAAACTGTTAAATGCTTTTTGATTGTCATCTAGAATGCCTAGTAATGCACTTGCTGTTCTTCCTAATCCGCTTATAATAGGTATAACACTGGTAAAGTCCTTCATTACCTGAGAGGCTTTACGCTGTTCCTTGCTGAAATCAACAACTGATTCAGTTGCTCCGGCTAGTACTTTAGTTGCACTACCTGCTACGTTGGCAAATTGCAACACTTTATCGATTACCTTTTTGGTAGCACCTTCGTTTTGCATTGTCAACTTGTTGCCACCATCGACCGCTATACCTAGTTTGTTTGCAACTGCACTCATTGTTGCTTCTGATGCTGGACCTTTGCCACCGCCTAGTTGCTTTAAAAAATCGATTAAATCCTGATTATCTGCCATTCAATTTTATTCCTCGAATAAAGTACGCATATAAATAAAAATGGTACATATTATTGTATATGTTTATTTATGGAGAATAAAAACCAGTGTCAGAACTTTTAAAAAATTATAGCAGACAACCCAAAATCTACTTGAGGTTGCCTAGCGAAGGTAGATTTTACAGTCAAAATCCTACTGAAAAGTCTGGTTCTGGCGAACTTCCGGTTCTTAGCATGACCGCTAAAGACGAACTGATGATGCGTACTCCAGATGCACTAATGAATGGAGAAAGCATATATGCCTGTATTAAATCATGTATTCCAATGATCGACGATCCATGGGAAATTCCATTAATTGATCTTGATGCTGTACTAGTTGCTATTAGAATTGCAACATATGGTGAAAAAATGAAGATGAGTGTAAAAGTTCCGGGCGTTGAAGATGATGAAGATCTGGATGTCGAAATTGATTTGGTCAGCATACTTGACAGTTTTAGAGGAAAATTATGGCAACCTATAGTAGAGTTTAACGATCTCAAATTGCATACAGCACCTTTAAAGTTTAAAGATCAAAACATATACGAGCAACAAAATTTTGAAACAAATCAATTTATTGCAATGATGCGTGACAACACTAAACCTCTAGAGGCCCGCAAAGAAGAAATGAAAAAAGTGTTTGACGCTATTAGCGAAACAAACATTGAACTAGTAACCAATCAAGTTAAAGCAATAGAAATGCCAGATGGCAATATAGAATACAACAATCTAGCAATTAAAGAGTTTTTAAATGGTCTTCCTGTACAGGATTTTGAAACTATTAGACTAGCACTAAAGGAAAGACGTGAATTGTTCGAGTTACCACAACAAACTGTTGTAGTTCCAGCCGCAATGCAAGAAAAGGGAGCACCGGAAAAGTTTGAAATTCCAATGGTGTTTAATCAATCAAGTTTTTTCGCTTTGAAGTAAGACAATGTCAATCGCCTGACGAGATTTCAGCCCTTTTAAAACGTTACGAAAAAGAATATCAAGCAATAGAAAAAGACATAATCGAATTAACTTGGTATATGCGTGGCGGTATCTCAATTGATCAATCATACAACCTTAGTCCAGACCAACGTCAAATCTGTTACGATTTAGTCAAACAGAATATCGAATTATCAAAAAAATCAGGTAATAATCTAATATAAAGTGTATGTATGTTAGTAGATGAACTACGTTCATCTGTGTTATCGCTATCGCTCAAACACATTTATTTCTTTATATATGAATGATAATTGCGAAGCAATTTAGCATCATGTAGATTGTTTCAGTCAGACGGAACCTGTTTACGGTTCCATCTAATCTTGAACATCATGTGAGTTCGTCACAGCCAAGACTTGGAAGTAGGTTGTTTGTTTATACACCTGTTTGTGGGGCTCTAACCTTTCCCCTACCTACGTCGACATCACGTAAAATTCTGCTTTACAAATCGCTTTGCTACCGCAAACCGCTTCGCGGTCTTCTACGCTACCTCCCGCCTCGTTCCGTTGCGTGGAGTTTTTTCAAACACAGTGTTTTCGACTGACAGCATTCAATCTCCGTTAACCAGTAGGCCCAATTCTTTTGATGGCTTACCTCACAGTGGTGGTCGATCAACGTGTACGAGTGTCCTTCTCAGGGGACCTTTTACTCAGCGGAATTTCTAAACTGGCCCGCCAACCTTATGTGCTGTTATATTGCCTTTAGATTTTGAAGTGCTTCTTTGAGAATTTTTGAACCGCCTACTCTTACATTAATAATTCCGTTATAATACTCGTCTGTTTCTAATACACGGCGTTCAAATTGTTCTCTAGCCTCGAGATAACTCATTAGGCCTCTACTGTTGCAAATATATAAAATTTCTCTTGTGAATTTTTCTGGACCAAGTGCCTCTACGTCTGCCTGTAAATGATCTGAAGATCCCCAATAGTCTCTCCAATCACTTTCAATTTTGCTTCTTCTTTTGTTTTTTTTGCCTTTAAGTGGTGGGCGTGTTTTTTTGAATTTGGCTAGTTTTTTGCCTATGTACTTGCGATTGTTGGTAGTATTCGTTATCAGATAGACAAAACCTTCGCAATCTGCGGGAAGTTCTTGTATTTTTTTGCCCTGATAAGTCCACTCCATAGTGATACTTACCGATGCCTAATTTTCAGTATCTAGATTCTGGTTTTGCTTCTTTTTTGCCTTGAGATCTTTGCGCCTATCCTGTACTTCGTATCGCCTTTGTGTGCATAGCCTTCTAATATCACTTAGTATAGAACGTACCTTACGACCGTTTTCATCAAAGCCTTTTGCTTCCCAACGTTCATTCATATTATAGTAATCCATAATTGCTTGGATTAACAGTTCATGTGTTGTTGGGCCTTTAGACATCTACTACCTCAGTATCGGTAGCATAACTTGTAAAGCCGTTTTCTTTGACTACTTTTAATATGTTGTTGACCCTTGAACTTAGTTCATCTTTGTGTGAAATAAGATAGATGTTTTTGTTACGTTCACGAGCCATTTTCTTTAATATTCCTATAGAACTTTCTACACCTGCGGCATCCATACCACTGTCAATAAGTTCATCGATGAACAGCAAATTAATGCTTTGATATAGACTTTCCCAAACATCACGGAACGACCAACTCATTGATAAGATGAGTCTATTTCGTTCTCCTCTACTGAGGTTATCAAAGTCTAAGTCACGCCCTAGTTCTGTAATTTCTACCGTTAAATCGTTCTGGAATCGTACTTGATGTGGTAATCCTGTCTTTTCTAAATAGTACGCTAGACGCTTGTTTAACACAGCAAGGTTCTGATCAATAATACGTTTACGAATAAACGAATCTTTGCTTGTGAGCAGTTTATATAAAAAGTCCATGTGTGCTTTCATGTTCTGCAAATCATTCATATAATCCCATGAAATTTCTTTGATTGCTGTGTTTTGCAATTCATCCATTTGTTCTGTGTAAGGATTAGTTTCTTCTTCTTTTTCTTTTTTTCTATCTTCTAGTGTTGCAAGATTGTTTTTGTGATTGTATGCTTCTTCCGCAGTTTCATAAAAAGTTTTTGGTTTGCTATCTAGATCACCAATAGCATCTATCTTGCTTAAACATTCTTCAAGTTGTAGTGCAACGCCTTGTATGTATGTTTCACTTTCTTTGTAATCATTTTCTTTTTCTTTTAGCAAATCCGCATGCGAATCATCATGTAATTCTTGTCCACAAGTAAAACATTTTTTGCTTTTGATATCTTTGAGTTCTTGTTCATATTTTTTGTGCTGTCTTTCTGCACGTTGTAGTGATGCTTCTAAACTTGCTTTTTCTTTTTGCAAGTTTGACAGTTCGTTATTTTTAGTTTCCCAATCACTTAATTTTGTAAATGCATCAATTTCAGCATCAATATCGACTTGAAACAGTTGCATAATTGCTTTGCTCAGTCGTGAAATTTCTTCTGCCTGTGAAGCGTCCCAAGCCTTGCTTTTAATTTCAAGGGCATTAATGGATTCCTGTACAGCCTTGTTTGCACTTTCGACTCCTCTAATGCGAGCATCTTCTTCAGTAATATTGTCACGGACCTGTTTCTGTTGCTCCTTGAGGTTCTCCGCTTTTTCAGACAGAATGGTGATACCTAACAACTGTTCAATAATCTCGCGTTGTGCGTTATTACTGAGAGATAGGAAAGGCTCTGTATAGGTATTAAGTGCCACCAAGTGTTTGAACATACCATGACTCATGTTCAAAAGTCGTTCTATTTCTTCCTGCGTTTTACGTGAATCACCTTGTGATTCATCTATATCATCAGCAGTACTATCAACATCGTTGATATAAAATTTTAATACGTTCTTTCTTCTACCACGCTCAATACGATATGAACGTCCTTCTTTTTCGAACTCAACAGTAACCAACATGTCTTTGCCGTTGGTTTTGTTAATTAAATTTTCTTTACGAATTTTTGTAAGTGCTTCACCGTACAGTGCATAACTTAGTGCATTAATAATAGTAGTCTTACCTGTACCATTACGTGAACCTGCATCATCACCACCTAGGTCCATGTTTTCACCTAGCACAAGGGTCAAGAAGTTTTTATCAAAATCAACTGCCTGTGTTGTGTTTCCAACACTCATGAAGTTTTTAACTGTTAGGGTTTTAATTTTAAACATTATAAATTCCTATAGATATCTAAAAGCGTGTTTGGTCTGTACTGCTCACTTTGTATTTTTGTAATTTGATCAGTAACAATTTGATCTACACTTTCAAATTCAATTTCACCACGTTCAAGTGTTAGTGCTTCGTCGTTTTCTTCTGTATTTGGTAGCAAACTGATTTCACGCACATCATATTGTGCAGTAAAGTTTTCTTTAATAAAGTTTGCTTCTTCGTAACTAATATCAATATCAAGTGTAACACGTAGATATAAATTGCTAGGCGATAAAATGCTTTCGGTATTGTCAAGTAACTGTGAAAGTTTTACAGTTCGATACTTAGGACAGTCTGGCCAATCAATATATTTTGGCTGACCGTCCCATTCAAGCATCATCATACCACGCTCGTCATCCCAAGCATCAGCATAATTGTGCGGAAAGGCGTTGCCGATGTAATGGATATTATTTTGTGTTTGACGTTTATGGAAATGACCACTAAAAACTAATTCTTGATTCTTAAAGTCTGTGGCTTTAACTTCACCTGTATCTGGCATTTCTACCATGGCATTCATTTTAAAGTGTGGAAGTTCAAAGTGACCAAACATATATTTGCACTTCATTTTTACTACGTTTTTCCATTCTTCACCAACTAACCATGGAACTAATCCAACATTGTCTATAACCATAGGTTCATTAACCACAGTAATACCTGGCACATGTTTACCAAATACTACAGAATGAATTTCTCTTTTATCTTTATAATACAGATCATGATTGCCTGGAAAGAAGTAAAACTTATCAAAAGCCGCACCTAGTTTTTCCAATGAACGCAAACTAGCATCCATTGTGGTTAAATTTAATGCACTTCTATTATGATGCCAGTCACCTGTAAATAGGCCCACATCACAACCGTTTGCTTTGGCTTGTTCTATGTACCAATCTACAAAGCGTTCGCAATCGTCATTGTGTATTTTACTGTTTGATTTAAGACCAAAGTGAATATCTGTAAACACAGCGGCCTTTTTAAATAATTGTGTCATGCCTTTCCTTATACTAATCTACAATATTATACGAAATTAAAAAAGTTTTGTCAACCTTAATAGTCCGCTTTTGGACGTCTCATATTTTTGTAGAACTCTGCAAGTTTTTCTTTGTCTTCTTTAAACACTTCTTCATTCTGTCTAGTGAATGATGGATTCAAACCGTTTTCTTGTAGGATATCATCACGAATGTTTTGATTTTTCTTTTCAATGTTCAATACCCTAGTAAATGAATTTGTAACTGCGGCAGTGTAATAAGCAAATGGATTTAAACTTTTGCTTTCATCAAACTGTAAACCAATCTGTGAAAGTTGTAGCACAGCCTGTGCTCTCATCTCATCATTGTAAGTGTAACCACGCCAGTTACTTCTTGTACCATAACGATCAGCAAGTTTTAGAAACATGCGTCCTAGGCTTTCAGTCATGCGTCCGTGATCCTTGCTAAAGTGGCCATTGTGAATACCGCCCTGCCAGTGGCTTTTACCTACACAAATCAAGTTATCATTTTCGTCATATTTCCAATGTTGGAATGGAGGAAAGTTAACTTTTGTGTGTTCATCTGCCCTAGTTTTTGTTTTGCGTTTGCGTCCTGGTTCTAGTGGAATATGATCAAAAGTCATAATCCTAAAAATCAAGTCTGTTTTTTCAATTTTACGCCAATCTGGCAAACAATCTGCTTGTTTTACTTTTCTTTTTTCTTCTTTTGCTTTTTCATATGCGGCTTTACCGATTCTGTCGGCTTGATTACGCTTTGCCTGTGCAATACTAAGTCTGTTAACTTTTTCTAAACTTGGTAAAATTATGTCATGTTGTGCATGTTCGTCGTCTACAAACGAGCAATAAGTACACTTGCTGATATGAATCTCTGATAGTAGATCTTTATTTGTTAAGTATTTCGTTCTTTTCATTAGATTCTCCGATTAATATAAGTATTATAAACTACGCAGTTAAAAAAAGCAATAAATATTGTTATAAAAAGGAACCAAAATATGGCAGGAAATAATCCAAACAGTTTTATAGACAAAGTAGGTAGTTTCGGTGGTAAGTTCGCTAAGAGCGCCGCACAAGCAACAGGTATCGGACAAAACCCCGGCGCAGTACGAGGTTTAGGAAAACTTATTGGCGATAAAAACCTACAAAGGCTTGGATTGGATTTAGCCCCTGGAGGTGAGAGACCATACCAGTCTCCTCCGTCAACGCATTTAGCAACTATAGATAATCGAGTCAAAATAAAAATTGATACAAGGTACTTAAAAGGTCCTGCGGCAATACTAGACGACCTAGGTGGAGTAGTATTTCCTTTTACACCACAAATAGTTGTAACCACAAGAGCAAATTATGCACCAGTACATCCTACACACAGTAATTATCAGTTTCAATCGTACCAGAACTCACAAGTGGATTCACTGTCTATTGTCGGAACATTTACTGCACAAAACACAGAAGAAGCACGTATGCTACTTGGTAGCATTCATGCACTAAGAACTGTAACTAAAATGCACTTTGGTAGTGGACCTAAAGTTGGTGCACCCCCGCCTCTTTGTAGACTTTCTGGTTATGGAGAATACATGTTTAATGATGTTCCTGTTGTTATAGGTAACTTTTTCTATACACTAAACGAAGATGTAGACTATATTGATGTAGCCACAACAGAAGGTGCAAAAACAACAGTACCATCAAGAGCAGAATTTACAGTAGAATGTTTACCAGCATACAGCAGAAGAGATCAAGCACAATTTTCTATGGACGGATATGCAACAGGTGATATGAGATTTAAAGGAATGATATAATGTATAAAGAAAGCAGTTTATACGGAGCAACTTCTATAATAGATGGCGAGTTAGATATTTTAAATTACAGAAAAATTCCTGGTGTTGCTAGTGACGTTCCATACGTTATCAAACCACAGTACAATTACAGACCTGATCTATTGGCTAGCGATCTTTATGAAGATCCTAATTTATGGTGGGTGTTCAAGAGTCGAAACCCTAATGAATTAGAAGATCCTATTTTTGATTTTGTTGCTGGAGTAGAAATCAAGATTCCGAAGTTGGATACTATTAAACGTATATTAGGAGTTTAGTA